CCAGCTGCATCAAAAGCACCTGAAGCAACGACTGGACTCTGTGTAGCAGCAGCCCAGACACCACCAGAAACTGGTGAAGAGTAACCGTTATTCAAGTTGTAGAATGATTTCTCATTGTTAACGCCAGTTAAGTCAACACCGCCGGTCAACTGCTGACCAACAACGCCACCACCGTAAACTGAATCACCTGCGGCGTTGCCTAGACGACCATTTGCCTTCTGGAAATCCATGAAGAAAATGAGACCTGATGGTAGGCTCATTGGTTGTACACTAACGAGATCGTTAGCGAGTAGACCGCCGAATACACGACGGACGATTGGGAATGCGACGGCTGCGAAGCCCTCTACATCACCAGCAGCCATTGTGGAAGCTTCACGAAGAAGTTCCTTAGCTTGGTTTTCTAATAGACGGGACATGTTGTCCTTTCTTCTATCGTCACCGAGTCCTTCAAGTAGACCTGTTTTTTCCCATTTGGAAACTAGGGCAGCGCCTTCTTTACGGAGATCACGAGCAACGATGTTTTCTGTTAATCTTTCGACTATGTTTGACATTGTTTAATCCTCCTTATGATGTTTAATGCCTGCTAAAATTTGCATACGATCAGTTAAGACATTACTTTCGTTTACCTTTGGCTTATCGTCGCTTTTTTGTGCTTTTAGCAATAAAGATGTTGAAGATCGCTTGCCTACTGCCTCACTCAGAGATTCCGGTTGCTTGTGTGTAGCATTGCCCACTGTGTTTTTAAGAGTTTCATAGACAATCTTCGTTTGCTCAGAAGTCTGAGCATTATTAATAGACTCGACAAGGTTACCCTTTTGTCGCTCATTCAGGGAGTCGTCCATTAAAGTTTGGTTTGTGTAGAATAACTTGCTGTTGACTAATTTGATTTCCTCAAACTTCTCAGCAATATTCTTCACGGTTTCTTTTAATTTTTGGTTAGACTCTTTTAAGCTTGCGCCGGTCTTAACCAAAGTTTCGTTCTTTTTTTGTAATTTAGCGTTTTCTTCTTCAATGGCGAGCATTACATCCATTAACATAGCCTGCTCTGCCTGTTGGGCTCTTGTTGCACCAAAAGCTGTTGTCTGACCAACTGGTACTGGCTCAAAATCCATTTTGATTTCTTCTTCAAGAGTGCCTTCTTCTTCTAAGACTTCCTCTTCTAAGTTTTCCTCTTCCTCTTCAACAACTTCTTTTTCTTCTGTTATAGCGTCTTCTTTAAGTAACTCATCATCAATTTCCACTTCCTCTTGAAGCTGTTCTTTCTGGACCTCTTCAAATAGGGATTTAACATCTATATCAACCATGTCATTCTCTGATAAGTCGCTTAATTCAGTATTCTCAACAAAAGCGTAACCTTCACCTTTTTCGTCAGCCTCAATAATCTGCTCATCTACAGATTTATTCTCTTCAAAATCATTTTTTTCCATTAATTTTTCAACAGCCTCTTTAATATCTGTTGAATATTTTTCAACAACTGCCTGTTCTGCGCTTTTAATTGCAGCTTCTCTTAAAGCTGTTGCGTCTATAATTGCTTGATCTAACATTGATGACATAAGTTTACTCCTAAATTACGCTACAATAAATAGTTGTAAAAAAGGTAAAATGACTAGTAGAGATTAACAGGGTGTGTCTGCCACTATTATAACAGTGCTGTTAAACCTGAATTGGACATCAAAGCTTTTGCTAATCGGAAAGATTCGCCATCAGTAAGAGCACGTTTTATAACTACAAATTCTCTAATTGACCCATTTAACCCAACTGAGCCATTAGCTCGGGCTCCCAAATTAGATATTTGCCCTTCAAAATCAAAAGCATTAGTTCTATCTCCATCTTGAGAAGCCGCTGGGGTGATTGGCTCAGAATTAATAAAACCATTTAGTGTGTCATTCGATGTAGAGCGATCGTAGACTCCAACCATCACATTGTTGATATTTGGTGCTCTCTCCGAGGTTGAGAATCGGAAAGCATCGGGATCAGCACCACCAATACCAATAAGCATTCGCCTATCAACACCGCCGCCGTTAGAGGAGTAAGCCATAATCATGCCCGCAACGCTATGATAGTTTACAGTTCCAAGCTCAAAAACTATACCTGAATTAGTACCAACGACTGATGAACGGTTTGTTGAGGCAACAGTAACCGCTGGGACATCCGTTGCACTCAAGCCCTCTGCTGCCCATTGTAGGCACTCATTAGTGGCAGCAAAATTAACTGCTGGTTTGCCGTTAATTCCATCAACCACATAGTCCGGCGGGCGTGGTGTGCCAGAATTTTGAGATGGGCTGTTGCCCTGTTTTGCTGTCCAAGTCGTGACATTTGCACCATCAGCAACAGTAATGTCGTCAGCATCTAACCAAGTGGCAATATCAGTGCCGCCAATGGCACGGATAAGACTGTCTGCACTGCCGCAGCGGTCTGCTGCGCTTTGTTTACCGATTGAGCGACTGGATAACGAGCCTTGTTTTCCACCGAGCCCACTTATCATTAACCTACTCCAGAGGTTCCTGACCAGTTGGTTGATAGATGAGCAGGGTTAATGCCGGTGCAACCAGCAAACACGGAAGCGGTTGTGGGCACGGTGGTGCAAGACTCACCGGCTGTAAAAGGTCTGGACGCTCCCAATAAGAACACTTTTGAAACTCTGATTTCGCCTGTGTACGATTCGCCGTTATCTAATACGAAAAAATTATCAAAACCATCATTAGCCGCAGAACCGGTTGTGCCAAGCGATGAAAAGCCCAACCTTAAAGGTTTATTTGAGCCAGTCGCAAGATTCTGAACTGTAATAAATTTAGTAACATATGGAAAATTAACTTCTGTTGGCAACTCGCCGCCCTCATTTACTGGGATGGAAGCTGAAACATAAGGGATCCCACTCATCTGATATTGCCCAGTTTTGCCTAAGCCGGGGCTGCTAAATTGGAATCTTTGATCTGCAAATTTTTCATTTGGGTTGCTTGACATCTTTTTCTCCGTTCTGTTGAATAAATAGTTTCTTCAAAACTCTTTTTCTTTTTAATTTATCTCTTCTTCTCTTGACAGAAGGCTTTTCGTAATACATTCTTTTTTTGTACTCTTCAACGATACCCTCTCGTTTTGCTTTTCTGCTAAATCTCTTGATTAAGGCTTCAGCACTTTCATTTCTTCGTGCTTTGACATAAATATTAACTGCGCTCATTTTCCCCTCATACTAATTTTGACCACTTATCGCCGCCAATGCTTAAAATGCCTGAAATATCGACACCTGCATCATTTGGATCCGTGCCTGCTAAAGCGTCGGCACTTGAAGATTTTGACTCCTGCATTGGTGTCATCCCCTCAAAAATATCAACGCCACCATAAGCATCTTTATTAATTGACTCTAAAAGAGTTTTTTTTGTTTGGTTTAATTTCTTTTCTCTCTCTTGGCGTCTTTTCTTTGCTTCTTCATCACTTTCATATTTCTTTTGTTGTTCTGTGATTTGTGTTTGTTGTGGCTGAGTTCCCATACCTTTAACGACCTCAGAAATAATGCCTGAAATTAAATTTGATTCTACAAGAGCCTCTTGAATACACTCTTTAATAATTGGTTTAATTAATTTTCTAAATTGTTCTTTCTTCATTTTTCATCTATAATTGAGTTTAGTAGTGAATTAACACGATAATCCTTATCATGGATTTTAACTTGTTTTGATTCGCTAATTCTTTTTGGGTTCATAAAAGCACCGGGTGTCGATGGGTCGGCAACAATATCAAAGCAGATTAGCTGAAAGTCTTCCTGAACCATGCTTACGCCGTTTGATTCATTAACAACTGATCCAAGACCTCTTGACGAAATGCCAATTTGACCACCAGACCTAATAATGCCTTTAACGATTTCACCTGCTGGTGTTTCTAATAATTTGATAACACCCATGACTTTTTCGTTTTCCATCCAGTAACGAGTGACCATATGGGAAGCGTTCTTCAAATCGACGACTGATGTATCAGGATGGTCTAGCTCACCGTAGGCTCTTCTTTGGTTGATTAGCATTTCATAGTTTTTCATTTCCCTCGCTAAAACATGAGTTGGGTACTTTCTTCTATTACCATTTTCGGTATTTCCTTTTTGTAAAATACCAGTCAAGTAGAAAGCCTTACCTTCCGTCATCTCTGCCTTTTCTCCTTCTGTTAGAAGGTCTTTGCAAAAGCCACCCTCACAAAGAGCATAGTACTCTTGTAATAATACTTTATTTGACATTTAATCGCTCTCCATTTTTACTTCCTGATTTTCAGGAGTTGGTTCAACAACAATACCATCTTTAGCCTCTTTCGCTTTTTTAACAGCCTCGTGCATTTCTTCTAAAAAATCGGACACCATCTTAGTAACAACGTCGCTTGCTACTCCAGACTGTACTAGAATTGGTGCTGCAAGTTCTGCAATTTCAGTTGCAATAGCTCCCAATACATTATCTTGTGCAGCCACTAGCTGTGTCATTTCTTTTTCGGCAGTGGCAACTATACCATTGATATCTGGTGCATCTGCTGGTCCTCCAGCATCGCCATCTTGTGATCCATAATAACCAACCCTTTCTTGAATAAGGGAGGTAACCACCATTTTTTTAATTTCTTTTAGGTTCATTATTTTCTCCTAAGCGGGCGTTACCCGCTTGATACAGCAACCCTTTTTACAAAGCCTCGGAGGCTGAAGCATCCACTTGGTTTCTACAAAGTTATTAGTTCCTTTTGACATTTATCCCCTCATCTCCAAAAAGCGTACAGAAAACATATGATGTTCCTGAACTCAACCAACCACATAAAAGCAAATTGATTATGTTTGTTTCAAAAGTAAATAGTTCGGTCCAAGGTGAAATCAAAAAAACTAATACGCCTGACCAAAACCCAAGACACATCGGACAACGAAAGAAATGATGATCTGGTCTTATTTTATTAAAGATTGAGCCGTAAGTTAAGATTTGTGTCAATCCATAACACGCTAGAATAAACCATAATAAAGACATTTATATCCTGTA